TTGCCCCCGCAATTGTCTGCTGACTAGGATTTGTATAAAGGGTTTGGCCCAGAAGGACATCCGGCGTCTGATCCGTATAGGTGATAAACTTATTCGAGATATCCGTATTGGTTAGAATCTTTTGAACAACGAGATACTCTTCATCGCCGGGGTCTTGGGCCACGGAACTAACAAAGGCGGTTTGCTTCGTCCGATATATTTGGTAGAAATACCCCGTAGGAAGGTTGGGTGGAATATACCAGGTGAGGGTGACATTAGAAATAGAACCGCCAGAGGGGTTTGTCACCACGAGACGCTGAGAAGGGGCTGAAAGATGGAGATTGTTATTTGTGTCGGTATAGCCTAAAAGCATACGGTAGCCGACAGTTTGCCCCGTGGCCATAAAGCCGCTACCCGCCGCTACTAGTACTGCCGTACTGTCTAGAGGAAATGGTACACCGGCCTGATAGAGGCTGGAATTAGGAGCCGTTAGGCCGATGATACCCGTCGATGTGGCAAAATACATATTACTACTGGCCTCAACGCCTTTGATGCGGAAGGTGGCGGAGGGTGCGGCATAATTGCCGGATAACATAGACCATGCGCCAGCGCCGTTAGAATCATAGAAGAAGTTGGTACCGTCCCATCCCATGAGCGTTGTATTAAAGTTGTACATGGCTTGGAAGGGGTGCGTAAGGATTGATCCATATTGGGCCAATCCGCGCCGCGTTTCCACGGTTTGAGGGCGATCAATGACGGCATTCTGGCAAAGAGACATAGCCCCTTCGGGTACCTCGGAGAGGGGGTTAGGGAATGAAAAGACGCCTTTAGCCGCTAATTTTAGATCTTGCAATTAAGCACTCCTTGAGGATATTGAATTCCCAGCCGCAGCCGAGGCAATAAAGAACATGATCGTTAGACATTGCGACGTGAATATCAGGACAGTTCGGACACCGCTCCACTTTACCATCCCCCTATATTGGAACTTCCGCCCCAGAAACCATACTGACCGTTCTCGAACAAGCCGCCACGATTAACCACCGTCTGTACATTTCCTTCATCGCGTGGCTGCATCATTTTAAGCATGTCTTCTTTCATCACCATGAGTTTCTTCTCGGCTTTCTCGAGCTCGTCATCATCGAGACCCTGTAGGCAGAGAACCGCGACGGACTGCGCAAGATAGGGGAATAGTTGGTAGGGCATTTGAGGGATGGGGGATGTGTTGGCTACAGCAATCCAGTCACCTGCCACAACTGTACTGGGGAGGGAATCAAACGTGATTTCGGCCAGTCCCACACTAATGGAGTTAACGGTGAGGTCATCGCCGCGAGAAACAAATGCGGGTGTGCCTTTTATAATGTCAAAAAGAAGGGAAGTGGTCCAGTCTGTAGGGACGTTGTTAACTGTGACAACGCTCCCTGAAATTGACACCACCTGGGCGGCGGAGGTTGTGGCACATAATTGTGACGGCTGGCGCTCAAAACGGAAGCGCACGGACATCACGGGATTATTCACAATGGTTTTAGGGAATACGACAATGTGGTCATCCTGCATGACGAAACCTGACAGCGCCACCATGGAGTAGGGAGACAGCCATGTGTAGGCCGCTGCCGTATATTCAGGACGAAGGAGAGGGAGGTCCATTTCACTGCCATTAGCGTCTACTAGGGTGACGAGGCGAAGGCCGTTCATGATCCCGCGAACGGGGATGGTGTAGTCCGTCTGACCCATAACGAGCGGGACATCATGAATTGTCACCCAGTATTCCTGCTGAACAGAATGGACCAATGGCTCGATGGTAGAACTAAGCTCGTCCCCCATGGACGCAATAAGCTCGTCGGGAGTGAAGAGATTCTGGGCATCAGGCAGAGTGATTCTCCGCTTGATGGATGACAGCAGACCGTCTGTTGTGTAATCAACGCCTGGCATATTAGCCCCCTAGATATTCGATTGCCGCAGAAAGATGCTCTATGTTCTCTTTAAACATGCCTAGTCCTCGGTTACAATTTCCACAAAGTAAACCGCGTATACTTTTAGTCCGGTGACAATGATCAACGGAAAGTTTCACACGTAAGTCTAGTTGATGCAAGCCGCAGATCCGACATTTGCCTTGTTGAATTTGGTACAGACGGTCATACTCAAGTTGGGTTATGCCAAACGCCGATTTTAGATGACACTCAGCAATTACCTGTAGTCTTTTTTTACGCCTGAGAGGGGAATTATAACACTCGCGACAGTGGGAGCCATAGAAACCAACGACCCGTTTGTCGTGTCCTTCTTTGCAGAAGGGCTTGAACGATCCTTTGGCGAACATTAGCGCATCAGCTCGTCTAATTCTTCGTCGGTAGGACACGCCTCAACATCATTGTCCTCATCAACTGCTTTGTCCATTGCCATGGCTTCGGGGCTAACGGCTGTGACGGCTGGCTGGTCTGCCAAATCTGGGTCGGGCGGAAACATCTTATCGGCCATTCGTCCGTGCATCTTATCGATCAGGTCGCTAAGAATCATATTCCGCATGTCGCTATTGTCTTCCATTTTATTCTCCTAAGTTTTAATTATCTTCAGCACAATAGCTGAAGGCTGAATATTGTTGTGAGCATTGCCACCCAAGGCATTCGTGATTGTCGTACCGACACTGATTCCCGTAGTGGCTGACCCAACGGAGCCACTTAAATTCGTCGATCCAGCCGCACTATTACCAGTGTTTGCAAAAATCAGGTTTTGGGCTCCGCCCGCATTTCTACCTGTAAGGGAATGGACATGGCCAGGATCTGTCACGCTACTACTCGCCGTACCGAGGGCCACTGATAGCTCCGACTGCGTAAGAGTGTGGCCTTCTTCGCCGCCTGTATTTCCTACTGCATTGCCGATGGTGCCAGTTCCGCTTCCGCCAGACCCCATGCCCGTACGCCGTGTCATATTGGGGACATTGAATGTAGTTGAACCATCTCCCGCGCCCCACGTTGTACTAATGGCCGAAAATAGATTGGCGTAGGTGCTACGGCTTACGGCTGAACCATCACAAAGGAGCCATCCGGTAGGAGCCACCGTCCCGCCAAAGTCCATCATGCCACCAGCGGGCACCGTGCCACTAGCAGTAATGGCATTAATTTGGGCCTGAATGTTTGACGTAGCCCCACTAACATACCCAAGTTCTGTAGCGGTCGTTGCAGACGCAATAGGAAGGCCATTAGAATCACTTGCAACGGCCCTTAACGCGGTAACCGATGTGCCGCCCAGTACGCCGCTTACGTCGCCTGTAATCCACTGATAGGCACTGACAGTGGCAAGTTTAGAAAGGGCAATAGCCGCCGATGTCGCCACTTTGGCGTTATTAATGGCGAGATTCGATATTGTCAATACGCCCGTGTTTACTATCGTGGCGTCGCCAGACATTGCCACGTCGGCAGGCTGGTTAGACACATTTCCTACAAAAATATGGCCATTAAGCAGGGAGGTGAGGCCACCAATCGGCACCCCGTTGAAAGTGAGCTGGTTCGAGATGTCGACGGTGAGAAGCAAGTCTGCGCTGTTGGTCGAGTTTCTAAAGCCTACGCCCGTAGAATTGTTGGCAAGGCGAAAGAACCCCGTCGTAGCGATATTTGATTCCTCGGATTTAACATAGAGAACACGCAGACCGAATGATGCACCAAAATCTACCTCAGCGGTGAGGGGGAAAGAACCCCCCGCTTTCTGGAGCATTCCGTTAGTGACGGCGGTAGACCAAGCAGTAAGAGTAGGACCCCAATTCGTGTCTCCCTGCTGCGGATACTGATAAGTAACGCCATTAATTGTTAGGGGCACACTCATAGAGATCCCTCTAAGGCCTTCTGCAATGCTGCCACCTGTGCCTGCAATGCCACCACCTGCTGATTGATTGTTAGAGGAGCAACATATGAAGCACTAGCTGCTTCGATCTCATCATCCGTAGGCTGTTTCACGTTTTTGTCGCTCCAGACAACTTTATATGTGCCGTCTGGATATCCATGGACGGCATAGTCTGCCCCTGGTGTCAAAATCTGTAGCGCTAAGGCTATTTGAATGGCACTCATTACAGTACCTCCTGAATGAGAAGGCAGGCGGTTCCAGATATATCATTAAACGTAATTGTGGTGCCGCTATCGTTTGCGATACGAACATCGTATGTCACAGCTCCCGTACCGGGCGATGACTCGGCAAAGACAAATGAAACAGGGAGGCGAGGACCAGTTACAGCCTCAATGACACGAAACTGGCTCAATCCATTACCTGCCGCCAAATTCGTTCCGCCTCGTGCTAATGTGATGCTACTCGTACCAGTCGCGCCACTAGTTGCCCACTCACCAGACACAAAGAAATTAATGGTACTCGATGCAGAAACAGGCGTAAATGACGTGGTTAGTGCCGTAGGTTGGAACGTCGCAGAGCTTGTGCTTGTAGAACTGGTTGTAGTAATGAATACTTGCTGGAGAATCTGTTTCTTGATCTGCCCAAATGCCGCCGCATCTGTTGAGGCCGTACCATTAGCCAGCCCTGTGATTTTATTTGCTCCCATGGCGAGTGCACCACCAGCCGTCATAGCACCAGGGAAAGTGACGGGATTTGCGATAGAAATAACGGGGGTAGTAGTTCCGGTCGCAACAGATATTTGATTAGCTGTTCCGGTTACGCTGGTGACCGTGCCAGAGCCACCTGCAGTAGCCCAAGATAAAACGCCAGAGCCATTATTTTGTAAGACTTGTGTTCCGCTTGCTTGAGCCGCTGGAAGAGTCAGGCCATATGAGGTTACGCTAGAGGGAGCTGTAATTGCGATTTCATTCGTCCCTGCTCCAGTCTGCTGAAAATAAAGGGCCGCTTTTATATGGGCTGCGGCGAAAGGCAAGCTCGTAGCCCCTATATCCGCACTTCCAGAAGAGGTGGGCAGAATAGTTGCCGTATCCACAATAACTGGCCCGACAGTTGCGGACAATTTTAGTCCCCCGGCTCCTAAAAGAGTCAAATTTCCGGCGGTTGATCTAACTCCATTGGAACCCCCAGCGACGGTGAGAGTATTAAACGTAACATTAGAACTAGCGCCTATGTCTTGGGGCGCGGAAAGAGTCACCGCTCCAGTGGAAGCACTAGCAATAATTTGATTGGCTGTACCCGTAATTGATGAAACACCACTACCACCATTTGATGCCGCCGTAATAAGCCCCTTGGCATTAACGGTTAAATTCGCATTCGTAAAAGAACCGACATTTGTATTTACTGTGGCCAGAGTAGTCGCCTGGCTTCCACTTCCAGGTCCAGCGGTTACATCTCCGGTTAGTTGTGTTATGCCCGTATCACTAGGGGCTGCCCATGTGCCGTCGCCACGCCAAAACGTAGAGGAACTAGCGGATGTCCCACTGTTTAAATTCGTAACTGGAAGATTGCCTGTAACATCCGAGGCGAGATTGACAGAGCCCGCAAGATTCAATTTGGAATAAGCGATAGCGGCGGCGGAAGCAATATCAGCATTAACAATAGAGTTGGCGAGGGCTAATTTAGAGTAGACAATGGAAGCACTTGATCCGATGTCATTATTGACGATAGAGCCTGTAAGAGCCAGTTTACTGTACGCTATCGCCGCCGCCGCGTTAATTTCAGCGTTTGTTATAACGCCAGTTCCAATGGAGGTAACACCAAGATCTGTAACGGTTACATCACCCGTAAGAGTTTGAGCCACTGGTAGATTGCCGCTAGACCCAATCCATATTTTGCCGTCCGCTAGAGTTCCCAGTCCAGTAGTAAGGGACACACCATTGTATGTAAGAACATCAGAAGCATCCACCGCTAGTACATTATTGCCACTATTTGCATTATTGCGCCAGTCAATAGCGTCAGTCTTGGCAAGCCGGAGTACCCCTGCCGTAGCCGGTAGTGCGGCTGTAGACGTGAAATACCTAGCGAGAAGGCCAAAGCTCGTCCCGAAGTTTAGATCTGCTGTAAGCGGGTAGGAGCCGCCAGCGGGCGTTATGGCTCCGGCGGCAATAGCCACAAGATAACGTGTGAGGGATGGGCCCCAGCTCAAATCACCCGTAACGGGTACTTGATAAGTGACGCCATTGAAGGACACAGGAATAGCCAAGTTTTATCTCCTAGAAATTGTGGGGATTTTTATGAAAAGGGAACCCCCGAACCCGTATAGCTTAGTAGCCGTTATAAACTACGACAGGAGCGTCGCTTGTTCCGCCAGAGAAGGCCGCAACAGCGGTGTTTGTCATAGCTTCAGCGATCTGATACCCATTTCCTGCATCCCCAGAGGCCAAGGACGTGATGGTCACAACGCCAGCCAATGCAGAAGCTGAAAGCCGCGTATTAAACAGGGCACTTGAATTAATCAGAGCAGCCAAGTTAGTGGCATCAACGGAGGGCGTATCTGAGCGAACGAACTGGTCGGTAGCATCTGTAATGGTCGTAACGGCGGTGATTGTCTGGTTCAACAGGGTCATTGTTTCAGCGGCAACAGGACCTGTAGACGTAAAGGTAACTGTTGCAGAGGCCGTTCCTGTACCAAACACAACAGAGGCTCGACCTGAGAAAGGACCACCGCTAATTCCGGCAAAGTATGAGCTGATCCGGCCAAGTGATTCTGGGCTAAATCCTGGTACAAGTCTGAGCCATCCACGAACGGTGCCATCATTGACGGGGACGGTTAACGTAATTATTACAGTAGACATTTGATTCTCCTTGAGGTGCGCATTGTTCTAACTTCATGCCGTCCCCCGCTACGCAGAGGACGGCGGAAGCTAGACGACTTAGCTGTTGACGATGGTCGTGATTTTCACGAGCTTCGCAACGAACGGCGTGAAGAAAGCCTGAGATTCAAACAGTCTGAACTCATAGCCCATGCGATCCGGCACGTGCAAGAATCCGTTATCGCCACCGGGAAGCTTGAAGCCTACATCAGCCGCTCCGATACGATTAACGCCTTTCTTGGGGAGAATGAAACACTCCCCTTCTTTCACGAGGTTGTAAGATACAATATCCATCTTACCGCCAGAGTACAAGTACTTGATGCTCTCGACGCCCAGCTCGCCTTCCGTGCTGTCTTCAACGAAACGTCGAAGAGCGGCAATGTCGGTGTTCAAGGTCGCCCAAGTCGCGGGGTTAACAATGACGTTAACATCGCCATCAAGGCCTTTCTGCACGGCCTTCTGAATCGCGGATTGCAATTTACCCATCGTGAGATTCGCTGATCCCGCGCTATAGGTGTTGGCTTTCCACAAAGCATACGTATTGGCGATGTTCCAGAGGGTAGAGGCAGACAGCATCGCTGCGTCAATACCGACCATTTCATTACCGAACGAGCCTGAGAACACGATGAAAAGATCCGAATTCGAGGCCGAGTACGTATCAAGCGCAGCCGAATCAGACGCGCTCATGGTGCCAGTGATTGTGCGGTTATCGACATCAATAGCCGTGATAATCATGTCAGCCGTGGGGTCCATCTTCGTTGAGCCGTGGTACACGTCAATATGAGCATTTTCCGAACCAACCCAAACGCCAGTCGCCCATTGAGAGGCGTCCATGACGATGACAAAGTTCGTGGAGCTGGCCGTAACGCCGTTTAGCGGAATTCCGCCAACGCCGGTCGGGCTTGATCCATAAAGCATGGAAATTTCGAGACGCTTGGTGATGGATTCGAGCAAGTCTTCAACAACTAGTTCGGACGCATCTTTGAACGCCACTTTATCTCCGCCTTCGGCGCGAGCAAACGCGTCGTAGCCGATCTGGGCGCGAAGCAACATCGCGCTAGATTGCACTTTCGCGTCAAGCAAGGTCAAGGGCACCGGGGTCGTAAGAGTCACGAGGGCTCCGGCATTGTTGTCAGACTGAGAATACGTCACGCCGTGTTCGTGGGTGAGTTTCACAGCTTCGACGTACTCGTTACCAATCTTCGCTTTCGGCTTATAAGGGATCATCTTCATAAGCTTGGCAGTGTCGGGAATGAGGTTATGCAAATCTCCGTAAACTTCTTTGAAGTTTCCGGCCAATACTGTAAATGTATCTGCTGAATTAGCCATTGTGGTAATTCTCCTATTATTGGTTTAAATACATACCAACATATTTATGGTATGCTCACATACCAACAACCTGAGAGGTAAAGGCAGGATACTATTGCTAGGTCCGTTCTTTTCTTCTGGTAGAATACTGTCACTGTATGACAGGTTCTTGCTTGTTGTCCTAAATCGGTGTGCACGTTTTTTGACTGGAGACGCACACGGTAAAACCAGTTAGATCTATCTAATTGTGTCTAGATTATTCTTTTTGAAATCACTCCACGTAGTGTAGGGTTTTGCGCTCTCGATCTTCTTCGCGGCCTGAGACTTCACCATACTGCCGCCCGCTTGGGGGGCCGTTTGCGCACGTTTAGCCTTAAGTTGTGCAAGGTCATATTTACGAATCTTCAGAGCAACATCTTTGCCAAGCCAAGCAACAAGTTTGTCGCCTTCCATCTTGGAGGCCATCCCCTGTAGCCATTTCTGTGTAGACTCATAAGCTTTAGGCAGGGCTTCTTTAGCGTTCAAGGGCTTTTGCTTTTTGTCCTGCAGAATCATCTTTTGTGCAACCGCAATGACCAATTCTTCATCAATGGGCATCCCGAGATCCTTCGCTTCTTCAATGGCCTGAACGATTTCTGAGTGAATCTTTGTGCGCTCAACGCTAATAGCCGCGTCTTTGTCTAGGCGCTCTTTATTTGTCTTCTGCTCCTCAACGTACTTCTTATATTGCTCGTTCTCCGCTCGGAGCTCCCGCGCTTCCCGTTCTTTAGGGTCAAGCATGGACTCTTCGGCTTTCTTTGATAGGTAGCTAGTAGCGAGATTGTCAAAATCTACGCCCGTCGCCCGCATGAACTTAATAGGGTCTTTCTTGTACGTCTCAAAAAGTTTATTGTATTCGCCTAGCGTCTTATCAGCTTCGCTTCGTTTACGGTCACTGAGCTGACGAAGTTGATATGCTTCGATGATTTCTTTGCGGCTCTTTTTAACTGTCTTACCATTCTCCTGAACATCCCAAGAGTCGGTATCAGGCGTAGAGGCTACGGCTGGTTTGGTTTGGGCCGCGTTTACCGCTTTTGGGTCGGTAGAAACAGGGGCTTTTGAAACTGGTGCAACAGATGGAGCAGGTGCAGCTGAGGCAGTCATGTCGGGCATTTTGATTCTCCTTTGCAGGTCCCTAATTATCGGGATACTGCACGTCTATTATGGGTGCGCTCAGCGTGACAGTTGGCGCATACCAAACTGCATCTGCCAGGGTGCATACTGAACATGGCAATCGACGCACGGGTGCGCTTTTAATTTGGACATGATTTGTCTTCGTTTATGTGCATAAACTTGAGCGTAGGCTCTAACATGAAGCATATTCTTCTTACGCCATCGTTGTTGCTTGTTCATGATACTCTTATGCGCTGGTAACTTGTTCCCAAGCGGTTGTAAAAACATTTAGTTTGTGTGTCGTCGTATTGTAAATTACTAAGCCCTCGGCGGGTGCGGATATAGCATCTCTTTGCGTTGTAGTCATTCGGGGGGGTAAAAGTCCCTGCGTCGTGCTGTGGACGTCTAACATGGCAGAAGCAACCGGACTAGCCGACCCAATGAGAACGCTACCGTCGGCTAACACTGTTAGCCCGGCACCATCAGTAAAAAGCTGCAATGAGCCCGCTAATGTATTGGCGGATATTCCACAAACAATAGCACCATGGCTCCCCGCCGCACTAAAGTCAATATCAATGGCGGGTAACCCATCCACGGCGTTCATAAAAATGCCACTACCGCCCGTCACGGCGAGATTATATCCAATCGTAGAAACGTCACTATTCTGACCAAGACGCAGTACAGTGTTGGCATCATCCCACACGAGATTCGCTGAGGCTCCAAATGCGCCCGCGTTATTAAATTGAATCTGTGTATCCGCGCCACCTGGCGTACCACCACCGCCCGTTCCGGGAATGGGTTCCCAGTCTTCCCCGCCAACATTCATCTCAAGAGCATTGAGGGCTGTATTGAATCTGAGTCTATAGTTGTCGTAAAGTGCCATTTAAATCTCCTTAACTCAATTCGGTAACATTGACTAATTTACCACTAGTGGTACAAATAGCGTCGATTTCGCCAGTCCAGACAGTTACTTCTAGGGTTGTGCTGTTGGATGTTATTTGGTATGAAAAACTCGTGCTAGAGGCACCGATTCCTAGCTTAACCGACCATATACCGGAGGCAAAAAATAGGACGGCCTTCTTTCTATTGGCGTTTGCTGCCAAAAGGACTTGATTAACACCGGTGGAAGTAATTTGGACAACGGTAGAGGTGGAAGCCGCAGACGGCGTCGTAGAAACTGAACCACTTATCACCCAGGGGCTCGTACTTTGGGTTACTGCCACTGAGCCACTAACGGGTTGCGTAGCCGGGAAATTTCCGACAGTTACGGGGATACTCGTTGATCCGGCTTCGACGGTAACATCAGATGTGAACACACTCATTTTATACTTCCTCCGTAACCAGGCAAATTCCTGTTTGCCCCGCCGTACACGCGGTGATGGGGCCTTGAAAGAAATCTTCTAAAACCATATTGGGGGTGAGACGATATGTAAAACTCATAGGCGAACAATCGTAACCCAGCTTGAGATAAACTATGCCGTCTGTATTCTGAACAACGTAGCGGACTCGAGCCCGGTTCGTTTCCAACAGTAGCGTCGAACTAGTATTTACCGCTATAGGCGTTACCCAAGCAATAAATGAATCTATCGTATTGTTGCTTGAGGCCATTAGGAATTACGACTCGCGCGTAATAGTTGGGGTGGCGTACAGCGTTCCCGTTAATGTCACCGTTCCAGCAGAAGGGGCACCATAACTGACACGTAAATAAACGTAGTCAATAACGCCCAACTCAAATAAGGCTGATAACGTTCCGCCGCCAGTGAAAGTGGCCGTCTTGGCTACACTAAAGCCGACGTAGTTCACGCCATCGTTACTGATCTGCAGCGTCACGACATCCGTATTTGTTGAGGCAAGAACGGCGGTTACTTGCAGAGAGGCAATATTCGCCCCTCGCATATCGTAAACAAACGTTCCGGCTCCCGCCGCTGCACTTGCAATCGTATCTGTTTGAATAACTGGAATTTCCATGGTTAATGCGCTCCTGGGTTAACTAGCGGCGTCGGTGTAATCTGCTTTATAGCTGATTGATTCTGCATAGGTGCATGGCTTGGCATTCGCGGCATACCTGGTCCGGCCACAGTAGGAGGGCCCATTGTAGGCGGTTTCTGCTGTGGGTGTGGCGTTTGAGGATTAGCGTGTTGAATACCTGGCTGTGCCGTGGGCGGAGCCATAGGGGCTGCTCCAGCCGCATGAGGAACCTGCGGAGGACTTCCCGGGGGCGGCGCACCTTGCGCAGGTGGCGGCTGAATACCCATAGCAGCGGCAAGAAGTGGCGGCATGTTGAGCCATTGCTGGAAATGCCCTAGGATATACTGGCGCACAATGTTACCCAGATTTGGGTTTTGCCGAATGATGGGGTTATTGTTCAGAGTATTGACTTCCTGCATCCGCAGCGGATGATTATCCGTCATCTGAATCATCGGCAATTTACCGGCAAGCAAATCTTCTTTGTCCTGCTGAATAGCCATATACTCTGATTGGAGATATTGGGTCTCGGGTTCGAGCTTACCCTGATTCATGACTTGGATATATTTCATAGCCCCGGCTTCACCTTGGGGGAGCATTCCGTTTTGTAGAAGCTGATCCGCCAGGTTCATCTTTCCCGCCGTAGTGTTAAGCATCGGATTGGCTGCCGCAACGACTACCCGATTAATGCCGTCAAAGTTTTTCTTGTCGTAGGCTTGCATATAACCTTGATTCTCTTTACCGACAATTAGGGCCTGTCTGGGTGCACTGGCAAATGCCTTAAGGTCCTGAACCATCCCGGTTCCGACATCTTCCAGAAGTTTATTGAATGACTGTTGGAATCCAGCGTGAAATTGCAGAGATATAGAAGCCTGCATAGCCATAGCGGCCCCGGACATCTCCTGGTCTTTGACTTGTCCGCGCATAGAAGCGTCGATAGAAACATAGGTCTCCATTTTACTATTAATGAATTTGAGTAAGTCTCCCGTCTCTTTCGTGATGGGGTTGGACATATTAAGCACTTCGGGCTTACCGCCTTGGGGGCCAGTGGGCGTATAGTCAATAATGGCTAAATTTTCCGATAACGCCTGTAGAGAAATATTAGCCCCGCGAGGATTAAGGACCCTGGTAACACCAAAAGTAGCAACATTTGTAAGGAGCGTGGAAGTAAGTCGATTGTTAGCCTCGGCCAGCGGCAGCAAACTAAAACCAACAGTCCAGCCAAAAGGGTTATTGCGTAGTTCAGCATAAGCGCACCTATAGACGGGGCGTACCCCGTAAGCTAACGGACCATCAAAGAGGACGGTATCGGCATCTAGCAATAGAGTTTGCCGCCCTCCGGGTACCGCTTGGGTCTTGTCGTGGAAGAATTCAAATGTGGGAACTAGGTCCCTATGATTAATGGCACTATAACCAAACTTGGAGTTACGCTTGTCGGTAAGAGCCCACGAAGCCCGCATGATCTCATCTTTAAACTGTGGATATTGGGCGATCAGGTCCCATTTGTTTTGGAAGCGCCTAACCACTACCCACTGTAGAGCGGCGTACGACAAGGCATCCACATCCCTGATGATGTCCAGACATGTGAGGTTTTCAAACTCCCAGTCACCAACGTGCATCGCTTTCTGTTCACCTGTATTAGGGTCAACGATCGGTGACATTGTTTCAATGTCAGCGTCTGCTGCCACTTCCTCGCCTAAATTTGGATTCCAGCCCTTGTAAATGAAGCCTTCGCCCGCCCAAAGGGAGTCCTCAGCGCACTGTCGCAAATACTCCGGCACTTTATGAACGCGAGTTTCATAGTCCAGAACCTGTTGGCTGATCTTGTTCTGCTCTAGGGTAACTTCATCACCGTTGGAGCACAGTGTCTGCATTGCTGGCATCTGTGCCGTTGTAAGCGTCAAAATGTTCCGCAACAAGTTAGGATAGTCATCCATTGATATGGATTGTAGTTCTAACTTTCGCCCTACGGGATTGATTCTCCCGCCAAGCCTTGCGGAGTTATAAAAGAAAGCGAAAGATCTGCGCCATAGATTCATCATTCCGGTAGAGTTCAAAAAGATATAGTACGCCTCTACGCGGTCCATGAGAAGCTCCCCTATTTCATCAAGGGGAGCATTCGCGAAGTAATAATCCTCGGAGTCAGTCTTACCTGCTGTGTCACCATCAGCCATTAGATTTTTCCTCGCGAGGTTTCCAGCCGTGTGCTACGGCGAAAACGCGCATGTGCTCTATCTGTTTTAGTGTATAACCAAACAATTTAAATTCATCCAGGTCACCAATCTTGATTAGTTCCGTCATCGTGGATCTCCGGTAGCCTGTCGTTTTCCCCCGGTTCGACCTTCTGGGGGTCTTGAAATACTTTGTTCCACACACTTTCATTAACTTTACCGTACGTGCCATGCATGTCTATATTTGTGAATGAAGCCTGGGTTATTGGTATAGGATTCATGCTAAACCATGAGTCAAAGGCCAAATTCATATAGATCAAAGACGCCAAAGCGTCCATATGGCCCAGCCCTATTTCGGAACGACCAAACTCGGTGCGGTTCTTGTCCCAGATCCCGTTTTTGAGGGTTTGGATAAGGAGCTTACACCGAGGATGCACAATAAGGCGGCCAGCGTCCACAAGAAGGTTAAGCCTGTTAACCATAGCGTGCAGTTCCGTTTTTGAAACACTAACAAAAGGTAAATTGTGCGTGATGTTGAGATCACTTTGAATGTCGGAGATATCAGAGACTCGGATAACGGGTTGTTGGCTACCCCACAAATTACGTTCTTTAACTTTAACGGCGGACGAGAGCTTGAGAGTGGTAAATTCAGGACCGGCAATTTGAAATTCATCCTCGATTACAAGTGTAGCGTTGAGATAGTGATAATAGCCAAATAGCGCCACAGTAAGATCATGCTTAGTACCAACATCCAACGAAACAGCTTTGTGGAAAAAGGGATAATAGCCATCGTGTTTTATGTCCTTTACGTATTTATCGTCCCATCCAGGGATAATCGTCTTATCTGGATTACGCAGCCCACGTTCAGCCATATACTCAACGCGCCAAGTCAACTCATGTGCCGGGGATTTCCAGCGGTGTTCCCGTTCAATCCAGCCAGCTTCTCGCTTGAACTCTTCGATTTGATCCGCAGGATAACCCGCTTCATGGATAGTAGCGTGAAAGTAATACCCACCTAATTCAGCCTCTGTACAATACCGCTGATCAAAGGGGTGTTCTACATCGGGGGGTGTGGAGCCGAGCTCCAGGTCCCCATTCCCTTTGTTTAAGGCGGGCATCAAAACTTTTTCGATCAGCTCAACAAGATAGTCGTGATAGGCCCCTTCATCCACTGCGGCCTTCTTAAACGTTCCACCTCGGATGTTATCAAATGACTTCTGGTTGGATCCGCACACCATAATTCGGCTACCGTTGGGAAACTTATATACTAAATCCGCCGTTAAAAAGCGAGGTTTTAGACGTTCTGGGCAGTCTTTAAACGCCGCCGTAGCGATTGGCTCCAGGTATTCTGCCACCTTTCTTTGGACAGGAGCCACGAACACTGAGTCACTACCGGGATAATGCAGAGCGGTTTGGATGCAGGAAATAAAAAGCTTAAAGGACTTACCCCAGCCACGACCGCAGCAAAAAACAAATTTACGAGACTTTTCCGCAACAAGTTTGCGCTGGTCCTCAATCTTCCTTTGGCTTGCGCGAAGCAGATAATACAGATTTCCTGTAGTCCATGCTTCATCTACTGCCCTAGCTTTGAGTACTGGGTCTAGTGGCATTTTCATTCTCCAATGCCTGTAAAAGCTTGCTTGTCTGCTTGGCCTGGGCAGCAGAATCCGCTGGGGTGGTGACAGACGCCTGACCCATGATTTCTTTGAGCTGCACCTTGGTGCACAAATAAGGCATAAACTGATTGAAAAACGCCAGTAAGTTACGTTCTGGCGTCGTGAGATCCCTTTCTCGCATAGTGCGATACAGCTTTAAGAAGTCATTAGACCAATTAACGGACCCCTTAGCGAAGATGGCCGGAAGTAGCAGCTCAGGCTTCGTAAGGCTAAGCTTTGGCCGTCCTTTGGCAAGCTGGTTGCCCTTCTGGAACATTACTCGGGCCTCAATTTCATATCGTTTTTAACGTCTTCTTCTGTCACGACTTCGCGGGGTTTGGCTGGCACTACCGCTTCTTTGGCTGGCTCAACCAAGGCGTGGTCTTCAACATAGGCGTCATAGGCTGCGCCGCCGCCAAGACGGGCTAAGGCCGCCTCAGAGAAAGCGCGGAGATCCCATTCGTGGGCAATTTCAGATTTATACACAACGGAATCACGTACGTAGATCTTCTCTACGGCGTAAAGTCCTGCAAACTGGTGGCCATGCTGGGCTTTCACCAAACGATGAAACACCATTGCTTTTGGAAGGGATTCTGTTTTAGCCATTTTGATTGTCTCCATTTAGATACTCGCCGTTTAGAACAGCGGCGAGGTCAGGGTTTGCCGGACGATTAAAGCCGAGAGATGTCTTGAAAGACTGAATATCGTCTTTAACCTGCTTCACTACGGCTATAACATCACGAACGGCATCTTTGTGTACAGCGGCTTTCTGCACGTCTTCTAGTTTCGCTTCCAGGGCCCCTAATCGGGCATGTAGCGCATCATAGTCTAGTTTTGTGACTTCTATGCGTTCAGGGAATCTGGCATCAATCCAGCGGCCAAGGCTAACGAGTAGTCGCAACATTGGGTATTCCCTCCCGCTTTAAGTCCTGGTACACTTTAACGTACGAGTCCAGCGGCGTATGTCGAGAAATACTGTACTTAGCCTGTGCAGTACGCGCCTTCATGCCACTAAAGGCCGCGCATCTACGTGCCGTTTTCTTACTTAGATGCGGCATCTTTTTCTACCCGAAGACACATATGCTCGAGCAATTGGAAGGCCTTGACCACTTGTGGGGCCACATTGCCAGGGAATATGCCATTGATAATAAGGGCCTGAACCTCGCGTAAATCTTGAGCCGGGGATACCTTAGGTGCTTCCACTTTCACTGGGGTGGGGGGTACAATCTCTGCATCTTGAACGCTCGTAGCTTCGCTCATTTGATTCTCCTTTACTGCATCTACCAGGTTATGATCCAACTACCTGGTGTAGTCGTGCCGTCAATTGTATAACCAATCTGATTCAACTCGTCTAATAGCATCAAACGTACAGACTCCGTAGTGCCAGATACGACCACCGTTGCGGTGAAGGCGTCTGCATCCACAGCCGTATTAATGGCCGCAATTATCAGAACGCGTGTGTGGAAATCCGTAGGCTCACTTGAAGCGATTTGATGTGCTTCTTGCGCACTTATTAACGAGGTATTAAATATCATTATTGTCTCCTATCTCTGCCAGGTCAATGTAAAAACAAGCGCACTGACAGGTGAAATTGTGTATCCAGCCTGGTGCAAAAGGCCATAGTAGTTCCGAATTGTCTCTTCTGGTGTACCCGCAGGAATGGTGATGGAGGCTGTCGTTATGGAACCAGCCCCAACGGCCGCAGCTGCAGCCGTATATAGTGCATTAAGCACATTCAACGCGAATATGGTACCAGTATCGGAAGGCGTTCGTACCAGTTCTTTGAGGTCTAACGCTGTAGGAAATAACATTTAGCAGCCCCAGGTAACGGTAAAGGTTGTGGTGCCATTGTTAACCGTATAGCCAGCTTGGCCTAGTTCGGTATAAAGCTCTTCAACGGCAGCGGTGGTGTCACCCTTGGTGATGGCAGCCGTGGTGGCCGTGGCATCGCCAGCCGTAACGCTGTCTGCGGCCTCAAATATGGCCTTGCAGGTGTGCAAACGTAGCAGCACATCGGTGAGGCCGGGGTTCTGGCATAAATCTCTCATATCGCGTGCTGAAGGGATGGCTAAGCTCATTGTGTTTATTCCTCTCTATTTTTAGATTATTCGCCAGTTAAAAATAATTTAACATGCTTAACATGTGCGATGCTTCAAATCGTATCTAGTTCTAGACCATGGGGGAAACGGGCGTATTCTTGCAAGTTTGGGGGGAGTTTTTGACCCCTCCCACTCAATCCAATCACCCCGACCTACCCCCTACCCAACGACGATAGTTGCTGATAATATGTATTATATTACATATTCCTGCATTGAGGTGCATCTATTGGCTATTATTCGTATTAGATGCATCGTACGCATTATCATTAGCTAAGTAAGTGTTTGCTTACTACAGCGGTTGGGGGTAGAAAACCACTCACCATCTCAATCGTCTGTTCGCCAACTAACTCGTCTTAATCGCTTTGTAGTTACCGCGTACAATCTGTTTAATAAACTGTGAGCCAATTGATTTAGGTCCATCAAACACACTAGACATAACCGGCGGTGTTACGCCGCTGTAGCGCCATTCGGCTCCGTCTTTAAACGTAACGTCTAACGTATATTGCGTAGCATCATACGTATAAGCCGTAAGTATACTAGACTTTACTATCCTCTCTTTAGGTTTAGCCGTGTTAGTGCCCATAATATTAATAGTGCTTACACTCTTTAATCTAATGTGTTTACGCCGCTTATACGCTAACGTTTAGCGATTAACGTATAAACACTATGAATAATATATAGTCTAGCCGCTATATCCTAGATGCTACGCCGTAGCGTCCTTATTGGCCTTCGGCCCGATTAGCGCCGCCAACGTCAACGGCGGCCATAAAAACTACACGTCTACTGCTTAGCCACTAGACGATTTATAGATACAAAGCAAGAAGAGCCCCTGTTAAGGGGCGGTTTAAAGCTACTATGACACAGTCTATTAGTCAGGGTGTGCTCTCAGTTCACCGGACGTTACAGCTTGGCATCAGAGGAGTCTGCGCTCATGTGCGGCTGATGGGCTGATTGTGTAGGCCCCCTACACCTAACAGGGCACATAGGCCATTTTGAGCGACACCTTTGTAGTGAAAAAGACAACTATTTTCATGCAAATAAAAATAACCCTTGACAAACGCGAGATAGTATGCTATACTTGACATAAGTCAAGGAGAGCGAGCAATATGAAATGTACAAACTGTGAGACGGAGCATACCAAACTAGTGTATGACCTCTGCAAACTATGCAGAAAGAACAAGGCCTCGTTAGATGAGGCACAGAGTTGGTATAGCCATAGAGACATGCACTCAAATGGAAAGATTAAGACCCATAATGGCGGGGAGGACGAATGGGAATGATGCAATGCCTATATCCTTGGTGCCCTGACGTGCATGATGCATCGGATACACTGGCACTACACCTCATGGATGACCATTTCTGGTCACACGAGGAAGCAGCTGATTGGCTGAGAAATGCTGTAGAAGCAGAGGAGAAAGGATGAGCGAATATCGACGATATAAAAAGTGGCTTAAACATACACTTCCAAGGATTGAAGAATGGTCAGAAAGTGATGCAGACGATAATGGCCGTTGTCCGTTAGGTCAAGACGAAGTCTCTTGGATTCTCGGATTAATAAAAGATCTCGAATCCGAACGGGAGGCGCTCAATCTCGATAATAAGCGTTTATATGAAGACCGCTACCTCTTGACATCCCGTTCCGCCAAATATCGGGCGTTGTTAATGGAATGTAAAAGCATTATCAAAGTTCTCGATAGAAAAAGAGAGCATCCAGCATTAGATGCAGTCATTGAACGTGTGGAAGGGGCTCTCACCGAGTTTGAGGAGGGGAAATGAAACAAGCGAAATATTTGAAAACAGATGCCCATATTATACTCAAGCAATTACAGGGAGACGCACCTCTGTGGGTAAAGATTCTTAGACGGTATATCCGTTACCTGGAGCGCAAGGCGTGTGGTGCCAAATGACAACCTATAATGATGACTACTATACATGTCCTTCTTGCAAAGGAGCCGGAGCTTATTCCGTCGGAGATTGCGAAGACGGAGTATGGGAGAACTGCGTAGAATGTGAAGGGTATGGGGAGATAGGGGGCAAATAATATGGAAGTCACTAGAGAATGGTTGCGACAAAATGGCGCATGTGAAGATGGGATTAGTTGGTTTTTAAGGCAGAAAGCTGTCCGTCTGGATATGGTCGTACTGAAGCTTCTGGAGGAAGGGCACTTTGAGTGGGCGAATTGGGCACTCACTCATGCAATGACGCACCGGCAAAAAGTGCAGTACGCGCTCTTTGCAGCCGAACAAGTGATTGAGATTTATGAAAAGCAATATCCTGGCGATTATCGACCACGTAAGGCGATTGAAGCGGCAAAACATTTTGTCACTACTGGCGATAATAGCGCCGCCGCCTACGCCGCCTACGCCGCCGCCAACGCCGCCTACGCCGACGCCAAC